CATTTTCTTGTTCTTTATTTATAACCGGTCTATTTGCCATAGTGCGTGCCACCGACTCTGCACTTCTTCCAACTACATATCCACCAAGACCTATTTGTAACAATGTCCAAACATCACCTGGTAATTGTATTGTTATAGAAGCTTTAAAAAAAAATAATATAACAGGTCCTAACACATAATTCCAGACCAAAATAAATATTAAAACATACATCAAAAGTGGTCTCCATGAAGATGCAAACCATCCAGCTTTAGCTTCAGCTTCAATAATTTTAGCTGCAGCAGTTAATTCTTGTGTATTAGATTGTAATAATTGTGTTTGTAAATCAGCTTTTAATTTTGCTTGAAGATCTTTATCAGGAACTGATTTTTCAATTGTGCTAAATAGAATTTTTGCAAGCGGAGCTACTGCATTTAACATAGGTAGCATGATTTAGTACCACTTTGCTGATCTTTTTTTCTCTGGAAGTATGTTTCCTTGGCCTTGTACTACATCAGTTTGAGTTTCATTTGGTTTTGACATTTCAACATCAACTCCACCAACTAAATATCCATCAGAATTTGTAAATTTTGAATGATTTACTTCTTTAGATTGACCAATTTTTTTATTTTTGTTTTTCATAAGCTTTTTATACCTCTTTTTTATTGATTTGGAAATCTATTTTTAAGTTTAGCAGACAAAACAGTCTTTTCTAATGATGTATTTGCTCTTAATTTAGCTAAATCTTCATTTTGTTGTAGTTTTTGGTTGTCTGTAGACTGTGCCATCATAGCTTTCATCTTATCAAGATTGATTCTTTCATTACTCTCTTGTCTTTTTCTATCATTTTCTTGAGCAACAAGATCTAATTCACGTGATTTAAGTTTAGCAATTGGATCATTATCAAATTGTGATGTAATTTTTTTCTCTTCATTCATAAATTCTTCCATCATCTCAGCAATCAATACAGCTTTTCTTGATTCAATTTTTTCAGAAATCATTTTTACTTGAATTTGTACTTGTGGATTTTGCATTAACTGTGGATTTTGAGTCATTTGACTTATTTGTTGAATTTCATTTCTAAATTCCACTTCAACTTGCTCTTGCGCCATTAAAGAAATATGTTCAAAACAATTTTTTTCTAATGCACCCATAATCGGTGGAGCATTTCTTGCTATATTAGTTGCCATAAAATTTAAATGCGCAGTAATATGTGCTCTATGATCTTGTCCTGGAAATGCTTGAAATGCTTTCCCTGCAAGAGCATCAATATGTTCTAATGCAGGGTCCTTTGGTGTAGGTTGATCTGGTTTTATTAAAATACTATCAATATCTCTTATACCTAATGCTGCATACATATTTCTGTAAACTTCATACATATTATGAATTCCAGGATTAGCCATTGCAAGTTGTAATTCTGTTTGTGCAATAGATATTCTTTGTGTTTGTGAAAATATATTTGGATCTGCAACCGGAATGATATCTACTTTATCATCAAAGTCCGCTTGTTTAATTGTTCTTGCACCACCTACAACATCATATGGATATTCTGGTGGTAAATATAATTTAAATACATTTGCTAACAATTTAAATTCTTGTTTCATTGCTGCATATATTCTTTTGTGAATAGCAGACATTGTTCTGCTTCCTCTTTCCAGCAAAGCCACGGTCGTGCCCACTGCTGCTTGCTGATTCCCATCCCCTACTTGCATGTCAGCTATCGAAGCAAAGCGCTGACCTGCTTGAACCACGACCCCCATTAAAGCTAATAAAGTTTGTGACGGTTCTTTGTATGGTAAAGTCATAAATGCATCTCTTAAATTTCCTCCAGGAGCATCTACATCTCTCCATTCACCAGGTTGAATAGATTGAGCATCGTCTCTGATTCTAATTCCTCGTTGCTTGAATCCAGCAGGGAGATTTGACAATGTTCCTGCATCTAATAATTGTCTTAATGCTTGTGTAGCAGTTCTTGATAAACCACCTATCATTTGAATTAAACCATTACCATAGAAACCAAATCCTGGTAAAAATTTAAAGTGTACAAAGTAATTAATTTTATTTTTTAATGGATCATTTTGTGCATAATTACGTCTTATAGATAAAATTTCTCTAGATCCTTCTTCAAGAGTTACGATGTAAGGAAGTTTGATTCCAGTAGGCTCACCAGTCTGTGGATTTAAATCTTCAAATCCTTCCAGATCTAAATTAACATGACATTCATATAATGTGAAAACATCTTCTGTTTGACCACTCATAGTTACACCTTCCAATTGTCTTTCTTTAGATTTAACGTCATCTGCTTCAGTTAAATCATCAGAAGGTTTTAATTCTATGTCTCTGTAAAAACCTGCTACTTGTTGTTTTCTTAATTCATTTTCAGAAATTTTAATTACATGAACAACTGCTTCTGCATCATCAATACTATTTGCAGTATATGGAACGATTATATCTTGAGCTTGAATAAATTTAGATACTGCTCTTCCAAGAGTTTCATCGTAATAAACTTTTTTAAATGTTGAACCTGATAAAGGTAAATAAAATAACATCTGATCAAATTCTGGTTCATATTCTTTCATGACATCCATAATTTGATAATTCATAAATTCAGAAACTCTATCTGCTTGATCTTGAATGGCTGGAGTTTCTAATCCAATCACTTGAGTTCTAACTGGTCCTTCTGCAGGTAATAATTCTTTGTAAGCTAAAGCTTGAAATTGTGTAACTGCTTCTGCTAATACTGGATGCGTGGCACTAGATGCACCTTGAAATGGTTCTGTTCTTGATTCGTATTTAAATCCTAATAAATCTAATCCTTGAGTATAAGCTTTTTCCCAATCTGATCTTGAATCTTTGTAAGATTGTGTATCTTGATAAAGTTCTGATCCTAATCTTCCAAGAACTTGTTCATCTACAACTTCAGCAAGGTTTGCTCCAAACTCTGTACCTGCGGATAAATTTTTAGTTGGATCAAAATTTATATCAACACTACCATCTTCGTTTTCTGTAACTTCTGTTGGACCCGCAGGAGTTTCTTCAACAGATTGTGCAATCTGTTCTACTTCTAATTCTCCAGGTGTAAGCTTATCTGCTACGTTTGGTAGCGACTTGTCTATTTCTGCCATTTAATGTTTTCTCCGAGTTCACTGTTCTAACAGTATTATAGTTAATATTCAAGCCTTGAGGGCATGGTCCTGATTTAGGTGGTATTGTCTTTGTTAATCTTTTAATCACTAATTTAATCCTTTTTTAGTTATCTCACCACTTTCTTCACGTGCATCCACGCCTATTAACTTCCAGTCTTTTTCTTCTAAAAATTTTTTAGATGCAGGATCATATGTATCATATGTTTGTATAATTCCTTTACCTGTTTCTGGATCAACAGCGTATCTCATTGTATACCTACCTACCATTTTTTCTCTTTTCGGATCAAAAATAATAAAAGCACTATTTAATGGATCCTCCATTGGAAATAATTCTTGTGGTAATTTTTCAAAATTAAATGATTCTGGAAGATTGTCTAATAAATTTGTTCCTTTTTTATAAGCATCAATATAGTTATGATCACTTACTTTTTTTTCAATATCATCTAAAGTATTTGTAAGCCCACTATATTCTTTTGGCAAATTTTGTTTTATTTCATCAATACGCATTAGAATATCACTTTGTCTACTTTTATTAGTTCCTTCAGGTATTTTATATGGACTTGTTGTATGTTTTTTAGCGTATTCAGGTCCATATAATTTTTCAAGGTGAGAAGAAAAAGATAAATCTTTTTTTAATGATCCTAATAAATCAGTGATCATTCTTGCAAATTTAATTGTAGCAGGACCTCCACCACCAAAACCAACTCTTCCTCCAGTTGCTAAACTTAATACTCCTTCTCTAATTGTAGTATCTGGTTTATTTAAAGGTGGGATATATAAATCATCTTCTTGTGTTCCATCTGCATATTTAACTCTTCCACCATAAGCTAAATTTAATTCTTCTTGTGTATATTTTGGAAAAGCAATTGGACCAACTATAACATTAGAAAAAGGATCTTTTTTTAATGGTTCAGATTTTTCGTATTCTTCTTTTATTTTTGAGTCTTCAAAATATTTTTGATATAAATTTTTTTTAATTTCTTGTTCTTGTTGTTGCATAATATTATTTTGTCCAGGTACTTCAGTTTCACTAATATCTGGTGCAGGATATAATTGTTCCATTATTTTTCTTGTTTCAAAATTAACAAGATTATCGATTCTTTCTTTAGTTGGTAATTCTTTTGCTTTTTCTGCAGCGAATATATTACCTACTTGAAAAGGAGCAATATTAAATATTTCATTAAGAACTTTTCCTTGTAAACTTTGTTTACCTCCAATTTGATCAAAACTATCTATTCCTTCTGGTGGCTGTTGTTTTGCAGCAATCGTTGCATCAAATAATGTTTTTGTCATTAAAGGTCCAGCTGAAATAATTTGTGCCCCAAAATTTAAAACATCATCCACTGCTCCTTTAATTGCTCCATATTTAATAGAATCTGGAACAGAAAGACCTTTTTCTTGCATTTCATCAAAATTTAATAATGCTCCTAATGCAGCATTAAAAGGAAGTCCTGTTGTTTTTGATATATTAGAAGAATTTTTAATTATAGAATTTACAGCCGGAGATCCTGCTTCTACTAAATTATTAAATATTTTACTATCTATTATACTTCTCATACCAGGAATAATTTCTGCTGATAAACCTTTTTGTTTTAAAAGTCCTTTTAATAAATCATCTGCCTCTTTAGTTTTATCTTTAGAATAATTAACAATTGTTTTTTGAAGATCAGTATCTAACTTTTCAAAGTTAGGATGATTTAAACCATCATTTGTAATAAAACTATTAATAGCTAATTTTGCTTTTTTAAAATTAGAATCAGTTAAAGATATATCTGGATGGATAGCAGTAATTTCATCTTTAACTATTTTATATCTAGTTAAAGGAATTCCATATTGTTCTTCTGCTTTTGTAACAAGATTATTTATAGTTTTTACATATTCTTTTGCTTTTATTGGTTCTGCTTGTTTTGCTAACTCAATCAAAGTAGTTAATCTAGAATCAAAACTATTTCCTTTAATAAATCTATTTGTATAACTATCAAATGCTAATGCTTTATTTAAAGTTTCATAATCATTAATCTTACCTGCTCTTGCTATTCCTCCAACATGTTCTAAACCAAATTGAATTTGTCCTTCAAAAAGTTTGTTAATAGGATCAACTCCCATTTGTTTTGCATAGTTGTAATATGATGCTTCATTATTGATTGGAACTTTGACTCCAGTTTTTGTGGTATATGTTTTTGGTATTATTCCTTCTTCTTGAGCTTTTTTTAATAACTCTTGAGTTGTAATATTATATCGTCTATCAAGTCTCTCTTTAGTAATTCCTTCTCCTTTTAAAGGTCTTTCAGGTATTCCTAAAGATTCTCTTATTTTCTTTTTTAAATATACGTCTCTTCCATAATCTCCCGCTCTAGTTATTTCTCTTTCGTGAATATCTGGTAAATCTAAAACTTTAGATCCTTTAGGCAATGGATTTTTTGGATTATATGTTGTTGTTATTTTAACATAGTCTGGATGTTTCTTTTCTATAAAATCAATAAGATCATTTTTAAATTGAGTAGGAGCTCCAATTTTATTTTGATTATATAAATTTAAATATTTTTGTTTATTAGTTTTAATAAAAGAATCTACATCTTTTAAAACTTGTTTTTGTTGTTTAACATTTTCATTAATATTTTTGTCATGTAATTTTATAAAATCTTCATTTTTTCTAATTTTAGAACTAATTGCATTGTTTAATATAGATATATTATCTTCTGTGATTCCAATTTGATTATAAAATTTTTTGTTATTTTCAAAAAGATCTTTTCCAATATCTTGTAATGTTTTTCCTTTTTTTAAATCTACTTCAAGTTTTGCATTATTATAAAAAGGTAAATATTTACCTTTTGCTTCATGTGAAGCTAAACCTTTTTCTGTCATTCCAACAGGAAGATTTATTTTTAAATCATCTGCTATTTTATTTATGATACTGTCTTTTCCTGTTCTTGTTAATCCATACCCTTCTTCTTTTAAAATATTTATAATTTGTGCTTTATTATATTTTCCACTTTTAATTAAATTTTCAATTCTTGCTATTTTTTCAGGATCACTTCCTCTTGCAAATTGAATTCTTCCACCATCTGCAAGTTCTAATATATTAAATTGTGGATTAGGAACATCTTTTGCTGAAGGCATTGTAGGGGACATATCAGGTGGAGCATATGTTGGTAATGTTTCTTGGATAGCTACTCCAGGTTGTACATTTTGATATAACGGTATACTTCCTGTTTGAGGGCGTGCAATATCATCTTGCACTAGTTCTGGAGTTTGTTGATAGAAAGGTTGTTGTTGGATTAATCTTTCTTGTGCTATTTTAATATCTTCTGACGTAACTGGTTTTCTTGTGAGATAAGCCATTACCTCTTTTTTTTTATAATTGCTCATTTAAAAACCCATTAAATAATCTAAACCAACAGAACCACCTTTTGCATTTTCAGTTCTTTTTTTTAAAACTTCTAATTTTTTAATTTCCATAACTTGATCCTCTGGTTCCAGTTGTTTAATTCTTCTAGCTTCTTGCATACTGATTCCATAAGTGTCAGCTAAATCTATTGTTTGTTTCATTCCTTCTGGTAAATTTTCTCCTTTTGTAAAAAAATCTACAGTGTTATCACCATAAACTACAAGTCTTTTATTTTCAGGAAAACCTTCGGTGAATGTATTCCAAACATTTTCATTATTAGCAAGTTCAGGATTTTCTCTTATTTCTTTTATAAAATTTGGAAATGTTTTTTGTACATATTCATCCGTTGGATTTGCTTCAATAGTTTTTTGAATAATTTTTTCTAATACTTCTTGTTTTGTAAATTTTCCTTCTCCAGCTTTAGCTTTGTTAATTAAATCTAAAATCTTTTTACCACTACCTGTTTTAAATCCAATTCTTCCACCGTTTGCTTTTTTTTCAGGTTCTTCTAAAATTTTTTTCATTTCTTCTTCAGTATAAGATTCTTTTGGTCTATTTTGTTTAGGTTCAAATTCAAATTTTGATCTTGCTAATTTTTCAGCTTCTGTTTCTGTTTTTAAAGATCTAAGTTCTGGTACTAAAGAATCTAATTGTTCTAATGCACCTTCTCCATAAAGTGTTCTAAAAGGTTCTATAGGTTCTTTCATATTAATTGCTTCTTCAACGGTTATGTTTTTTATTTTACCTGCTTTAATATCATTGATTAAAATTTGTCTTGCAGTCGCTCTAACTAAACCTTCATCTTGTAATCTTGACATACTTTGTTGACTTTTTGCAAAGTCACCCACTACATCTTTCATTGTTAAACCTTCTTCTTTTGACAAAGCTTTTAATCTATTAAGTCTTGATTCAATATTTCCAGCTATAGTTCCAGGTCTTGCTGTTTGTCCAGCTTCTTCAATTAATTGTGTAATACCTTCTTTTGATACTGGTTCTTTAGTTTCAAATTTAAAAACTTCTGCAGTAACTTCTTCTGGTTTAACTTTATTTTTTAATCTTCTTAAATTTCCTTCAAAAATTAATCTTTCTGCATCATTCATTTTTGGAACTTCAGGAATAAGTTCTCTCATTTCATTATATGCATTCTGTGCAGCTGCATCCGATGCAGCTTCAATATTTAAATCTGTTTTAATATATTTTTGTAATTTATTACTTGGAAGACGAATAACATTTGTCTTTGTACCAATGGTGCTAGCAATCGCTTTAGGGCCATACAATGATTTAATTAATTCTAATAAACTTTTCATATTATCTTCTTAAGTTAGATAAATCTAATAATGTATAATTAGATAATGGGTTTATATTTTGACCTTGATATACAGTTTGATTTGTAGGTACTTGAACAGTTTGGGTCTTTAATAAATTTTCTAATCTTGTTCTAATTGAATCTGAAGTATTGTTTCCTGTTGATACATTAGTTAATGGAGCATAATTTTGTATTGTAGTTATTCCACCACCTCCTGTAGAAGTTGCTGGTGCTGAAGATTGAACAGATTCTGTTGCTTGTGAAAAATCATTTGGTGCAGTTACACCTCTTGAAATATTTCCAATTGCAGTATTAATTGCATTCATTGCAATTGCTGTTGGAGAAAATGCTGTATATGCATTAAAAGCTTGTCTTGCAAAATTTCCTATTTGACTCATGATTCCAGTAGCAGGTGCTGTTTCTACCGCAGGATTTTGTTGCATTCCAACTGTAGCTTCATCTGCTGCTGCTTGTGCTGCTGCTTCTGATGCTGCTTGATTAGACGCTGCATCATCTGCAGTTGAAGATCCCATAGTGTCTGCTTCTCCCATTCCCATTCCAGCATCTCCTGGTCCTGCTGTTCCACCATCATCACCTGCATCTCCTGTTGAATCTCCTTCTCCTCCGGAGTCTCCTCCTGAATCTCCACCATCACTACCATCTCCTCCGTCTCCACCTCCGTCGCCTCCACCACCATCTCCGCCTCCGTCGCCTCCACCTTCAAATTTTTTTCTTTTATATTTTTTAAGAATAGATTCTATCTCTTTGTCTGAAAGACCTAATTTTTTTAAACTCGCTATAAATTCATTATCAGAATTTTTATATGCAATTGCTTTTTCAATCATTTTAATAATACGTCTTATTGTTTCTTATAATAGGTTCGTCTTTATAGTCTTCAGGATGATCTATAAATCCACCTTGTCTAAAACGCATGACTGCTTGTGTCATAGAATCTACAAGGTCATCATGATCCCCATAAGGAAATGCTGCGCATTCCTCAATTACCTCTTGTGCAAATTCCTTTTCAACAGGAGCCCATATTTGACCTGATTCAAATAGTGGTGCCACAGAGTTAACTCTAGAGTGCTTATCATTCCCTCTAGAAGGTGTATAGTTTATAACAGGGATGCCCATTTTACGCAATTCATAAGTTAATGGTAATCCTGAAGCTTTAGCCTCAACCAATACAGTTTCTGGTTGCCAATACTGATATTGTTGATATGCTACACGTCGAAGCTCAGGAAATTCAAAACGATCTTTTACAGCATCAAGCAAAATGAGTTGAGGTCCTGAGTCTTCATTTCTTTGAAAAACTCCCCATGTTGTTATTGCTGAGTAATCCGCTGATTCTTTTTTTAAAAATGCAGTATCATAACTTTGTATAACATGTTGTAATGGTGGAATATAATCCTTATCCCATTTCTGCCACCACTCACGTTTTATAATTGCACCTTCTTCTGATGTTGGATTTTGCATCCATTGTGCATTCCATTTTTGTAAACTGATGGATGCTTTTACTCCTTCTAATTCATCTAACTTCCAAAACTCTGGCCATACTGGTTTACCACTTGGAAGTATTGCAGGAAATTCTATGAGTTCCCATTTATCAGATTTAATGTTCCCCGATTCTCGCAGCAAGCTTCCAGTCAAATCCTTTGTGTTCCATCTTGTCATAACGAGTACAATTGCTCCTCCTGGTTGAAGTCGCTGCCTTGGGCCGGACGTGTACCATTCGTGGGCTCGCTCTAATGCATCTATGTTCATTGCATCTTGTTCAGAATGCGGATCATCTATAATTAATAAATCTGCACCTCGACCTGTAATAGCGGAACCAACACCGGCTGCATAATATTCACCGCCTTGTTCTGTTTCCCATTTACCAGCAGCTTGAGAATCTTCACGAAGCCGAGTTGGAAATATTTCTTTGTACTCTGGCATGTCCATTAAAGTTTTAGCTTTTCGACCAAACCTTACAGCGAGTTCTGTAGTGTGAGTCGATTGAATTATTTTTAAATTTGGTTTACGCCCGATCATCCAAGCGGGAAGCAAGAAGCTGGCGAACTCGGACTTTGTATGTCGCGGCGGCATATTAATAATTAATCTTTTGATTTTACCATTTGCCAAGTCATTAAACTTTTCTGCAATTCTTTTGTGATGGGAGCCTTCAATAAATTCTGGCCAGACACGTTTTACAAAAGACATAAAATCATTTTGTGATTTTTCTATTGCACGTTTTTGTGAAGCTAGTGTCGCGGCTTCAATAAATTCTTTTTGAATATCAGGTGGTAATAAATTTAATTTCTCTAAAGTCAGTTTCATAAAATTTTCCGCAAAATTTTTTAGGATTAATTTTGGAACCTTGAAAGTATTTACAGCTTATAAATGAGTAAATCAAGCGATAAAGGGTAGACTTTAGGGACCCCTTTTTTAAAAAGGGGATTGGTATTTACCGAGGCAAAGTTAAATCTAAAGTGGATGGGACCTCTACGCCCCCGCCACTCGATGCTCGCACCGAGCGGCTAGAAGCTAGCGACTAGACTCAGTCTAGTAGTGTCATGTATTCGTTAGGAAAATGTTTAGAGAACCAACTCAATCCCTTTTGCATAAGATCATACTCTTCTGTAACCTCGGCACCTTTAATCATATCATACACAGCAACAGCAAACCAAGGTAGGCTCGCAACTGTACCGCTGTACATATTAGGTACATCAATTAGTTTTTCTTTTGGGTCTAGATTTAAATCTAAGTCAAAGGGTATTCTATACTCTTTGCCTTGCCAGTTTATTACATGTAATGGTTTAGTCATGTTATACCTTTCTGTTAGTTATTAATTACTATATCCTCAACTGCATTGCTGTTCAATAACTTTATAGTTGTATCTACATATGTACCACGCCACCCCTCTTTAGTTTCTTTCTCAACTACTATTGGAGTCTCTTGTGGTTTAGTATTTATTCCAACTACAGTCATTAACTGTGTTAAATGTTTAGCTAGCCAATCTTGCATACATCGTTCGTCGCAAAAATATCTTTCCCAGATATAACCCCAAGAGTGAGTTGTTAAATCATATCTTGCGGCACGAGTTCTAAGAACTTTGTTTCCTTTTGGTCCTCTTATTCTGGACTGAGTTTTATATGTATGACACTCAGGTCCTTGGCAAATATGTCTATTCATTTTTAGTTATCCTTTCTCTCAACTAAAGTTATATCGCCACTTGCAGTTCTATATCCCTCGCTGTCTAAATCATAATAAGTAAAAAGACTTTCATTCTTTTTAGATATCCATTGTTTAGATTGTTCAGTCCATACTCCAGCACGAGTTATAAACTTGCCATACTTTTTAGCAAAGTAAGTTATATTAAATTTAGTACCCTCTTTAATGTTAAACATATTATACCTTTCTGTTAGTTATGTAGGGGATTATATAGGATATAATCCCCTATGTCAATACTTAATGTGTTGCAACTGCAGATTGTCTTGCTTTTTTAAATTGAGCAATAACAGCTTTGTTATCTTGTTTAACTCGTCTTGATTTAATAAGACTAGCTAAGTTTTCTGGTTGATAGATAGTTAATGATACTCCAGCAGTTCTTTGCAATTCGTTTTCATTAACATTCAATCCCAAAGCACCACACAAGTCGATTGCGTCTTTAACATATTTATAATCTTTTAATGCTAAAGTTATATCTCGCATATCTTTCTGTATTGCTTCCGCCCAACTATAATGAGATTGAACAAAAGTTTGTTTTGCATTTTTAAATGCTCTCATCTGTTCAAACTCTTTTGCAGTACAAGGAATAGTTCTTGAACGACAATAACTAGTTCCAATTACATATAAAGAATATTTGTTTTTCCATTGTTCAAATATTCCTGTTCCATCATTATATCCCAAGAATTTTTTAATCTTATCTTGTTCTTGAGTTAAGTGTGGGTTATGACGATTTTCTTGGTGTTGAATATTTATTTCAGGATTTAACCCAGCATTCTTTAAATCATCTCTAAAGTATGCAACAGCAAAATCAAGTCCACCAAATCGTCCTGACATATTAGCGTCCATTTTAAAATCGAAATGTTCGCTGTTCTCTCTTTCGTTTTCAGTCGTTTCAATTTCAGTATTAGCAAAATAAAAACAACTGTCCTTAGCCACAACATCACACGCATTCCCATATTTCTTTTTAAATGTTTGTAAGGTTGCAACATCATCTTTTGGATATGCTCTACTTACAATAGCAGTAGCTATTTTAAATGCACTATCGTATGCAGTAGTTATATCCTCTTTAGCTGATTTAAAGTTTTCAAGTTCAGGAGTTTGTTCATTCTCAAAATGAGATAAAATCAAACCACCGATTTTTTTTCTTAAATCAGTATTTAGTCTTAGTTTGCTTGTAGTCATTTTATACCTCTTTCATTGTTAGTTATAATTATTAATTTATACTACTTGACAATAGCTGTCAATAGGATTATATAGGATATAGATTATGAAAGGTATAGTTATTGTTAATATTAATTTACTCTCGCTGTATCCTCATAATTTAGCGTGGACAGAGAGTAATCTTCCTGGCTTGAAGGGGAATAAAGCCATAGACAAGTGCAGTGTACACATTAGGGACGGAAAGATCGCACTACGTTATTAATACTCGCCCCGAGCTATGCGACAAAATTACGCGCCTGTAAACCTTGTAATGTTAACAGGCGCAACTAAAATGAGAAAGTTATGATTGATATACATTTAACAGACCTGCTTCTAGCAGCTATCTTGTTTACATTGTGGTGGATGGTATGGCAAAAATAAAAAAAACATACCTGGACTTTACAGCCTATATCTGGCGGGACCATAAAGAATTAGATCCGGAATATATAAAGCAATGTAAAGCATTCCTGGCCCAGCTGCCGCGCCCTAACCCGTTTCAAGCTACAAGCAGCAAGCCTCAAGCTGCAAGCGACAAGCAGCAAGCACTTGACAAATCTAAATAGTGGATTATATAGGACATATGAAAGTAACAGAATTAGATCAAATCACCGGCACCCTGTCAAAGCCTTCTAAGATGCCAGGCTGGAGCTACGGTATACCTGCTAAAGAATGCAAAACAGGTTCTAAGCTTGCAAAAATACCAGGCACTGTCTGTCACGGCTGCTACGCTCTGAAGGGTTGCTATGTATTTCCTAATGTACAAGAAGCTCAGTACAAGCGACTAGCAGCAATTGATCACCCTCTTTGGGTCCAGGCAATGGCAGCTCAGATCTTACGCCATAAGTCAAAATGGTTCCGATGGCATGACTCTGGAGACATACAATCATTAGAACATTTAAAAAAGATATTCGAAGTATGCAAACTAACGCCAGATGTTAATCACTGGCTCCCGACGCGAGAAGCTTCTATTATAGCATGTATAACCCCTGAAGAGGTTCCAGCTAATCTTATTATACGAATTTCAGCAACTAAAGTAGATGGCAATCCACCTACTTTCTGGCCTTATACCTCCAGTGTAGTAACTGAAAACAAAACATGCCCTGCAGCGGAGCAGGATAATAAATGCTTAAGCTGTAGGGCGTGTTGGGATCGCAATGTTAAAAACGTTGCATATGGTAAACACTAACATGGCCCGATATCATAACTATCACTCATACCGGGGAGACTCGGGGTCGGGCCGTAACCCACAAGCCGCAAGCAACAAGCACCAAGCGTCAAAGCTGCAAGCAGCAAGCGTGCCAAGCTTCAAGCGCCAAGCGTCTTGAATTTTTGATATATTGATTCGAGCCCCAAGCAGCAAGCATCAAGCTTCAAGCCGCAAGCAGCGAGGGACTGGATGCTAGAGCCTTCATAAAGTTTTAGAAGCGAGTCTCTTTCAGAAGAAACTAGGATAAAAGTATTCTTAGGATGCCTTACATGGAAGCTAATTTGATGGGGACTTAGCTTAACAGAATTACCTTTTGCAACCTTTAATTCAACAGTAAAAAAAGTATGATTTTTATTATACGCCAATAGATCTGGAGTGCCAAAACCGCTTAAATTTTCTAGCCTTGTGAAAGATATTTCAGGCATAAATTTTTTAACTTTATGCCAAAGTTTTCGTTCAGGTTTCAAGGTAGCTACACCTTTTTCAAAACCTTACCCATTGTCCATCTTTCTTTGTCAATTGTAATGATTAATCTATGAGTTTCACGATTTCCAATTAATTTATTTTCCATTAATTGTATTCCAGTAATGTCATAAAATTCACCATTAGGTAAACAAACTTGAACACGAGCTTCTTTAGAAACTTCAGATCCTTTAAGAAATTTATCTAATGTATGTCTTAATGTTTTTCCTTTAATCATAATTTCTTTTTACCTGGGGCCCAGTATCCGAAGGCATAATCAAACATCTTCTCGTAAGCCGACCCCAGTAAGCGTTGGTATGTCCACTTGATTTATATCTAAAATTACCTTAAATGTCTAGTATGACACAACCAAAAAGATTAACAGAAATGCAAATGAAATTTGCATATGAGTTAGTTACAAACGAAGGTAGAAAGACTGGTGCGGAGTGTGCTATTGCTGCAGGTTATTCACCAGAAGCTGCAATTGTATATGCAAGTAAACTACAAAATCCAAAAGTATATCCATTGGTTGTACAATATATTGGAAAATTAAGATCGGAGTATCAAAAAAAATATGACGTTACATTTGAAAGACACATATCAGAACTTGCAAAGCTTAGAGACAATGCAAGAGAAAACAAGGCTTGGTCAGCTGCTGTCAATGCTGAAGTTGCTAGAGGAAAAGCAGCGGGGTTGTACGTTGAACAAAAGATTATTAGGACCGGTAAGTTAGAAGATCTTACTGCAGAACAGTTAGAGGCTCGTATGAAAGAAATTATAAACGAGTACTCACCGATCCTAGAGGGTGTTGTATTAGATGATATTAAAAAAGAAGTTAAATCTAAACAAAAAGAAATTAACTATTCTTCATCGTCATCATCAAAATCATCTGAATCAGAATCACAATCGTGATTTTCTAAGTCTTCAGCTTTTTCTCTGATGCTATCAATATCTTCTTGGATTCTATCAAGTATATCTTGAATAGATTCATTCTTTGGTTTTTTTGCCATAGATTTTCTCCATTGATTTGATGTTATTTGCGGGAATTACAGTACGATCGCCGTATGTAATTTCGCCCAAGTTGTCTATCTCATACGAAGAAAAGATCCAAACATAATCTTTAGTTTGCCTATAAATAAAACCAATTGAAATACAATGGCTTACATCCATTCTGTCAAATTCTAGATCAGTAGCCCATCCTGAATCAGAACAAATGTCTTCCCAACTTATTTTGTATAAATCATAATTAAATTTATTCATCCTCATTCCCTATATAGATGTTTTAAAAGTTTTTAGACACTTCATAACCCAAAAAGTTTGAAAAAACCTGTAACATTGTAAACATTTACAAAAAAGCCTTATATAGCAATGACTTAAGACGAAAAAATGTTTACAAATGTGTTTACAAATGTTACAAAAATGAAGAAAAGTATTTAAAATCAATGACATATTTTGTAAACACTTTTGTTGCATAAATACCACACTATTGAGGATTTACGCCATTTTTTAAATTATAGTACATGTCCACTCGTCTCAACCATTCCGACTTGTAGTCTCTAAAACGTTGTCCGTTGATTATAAATCTTTGAAAAAATAAATCAGGTGTACATACTAAAACCACTATTTGTTCTATATTTGTGTCATAAATACAATCATGAGCTGAACTGTATGCAGCACCTTGTAGATAATAATCTGTTATCCATTCATCTCTCTTTGGTTTATTTGATTGTTTAAAGTCAATAATACTGTCTCTTCCTTGATACACACCAACTAAATCTGTTTGTCCTGCATACAAATCTGGATAATATAGTACAACCTCATTGCCCCATATTTCTTGTAAATCACCTAATCCTTTATCAATTATAGTTTGTGCCATGCTCCTCGCCACTCCCCCCTCGTCGCTCAAATCTAGTAGCCCTTGCCCGTTTAAATGGTATTCCAAATACGAGTGCATTGCAGTGCCACGTGTTGCTGCAACATTTTTAACGCGTTCTGCTTCAACTTCACCAACCTTTGCTTTCCATTTAGCCAAAGACTCTCGTTTCTCGCTGCTCGCTGTTGCACCTAGTATCGTGGTCACAGAAGGGAGCTTCGAGGATCCAATTTCATAGTGTCTCTCGTCTTTAATCAAAGATCGCATAGACTTTGGGTACTCGTATAGTTTATTCCATTTCATTAGTGTAACTTTCTAGTTTTTTCATAAAGACGTTTTTCAATACATGCACGTAATATTGCACGTGCTTCTTGTGGATTCTTATAAAGTTTTTTAGACATAAATTGTTCAATTAATTCTTTATCAAATTGTTTTTCAGTTTTACGTTTCATATAAATACTCTAATAATGTAAGATAGTATAATTAAACCAACAATAAAGTTTCTAATTTCCATCCACGTAATATATCTCAACGCCCAACGTTTTCTGTTTTTTCGATACAGAACGATTAATTGTGTCTCCTGGTTTACAGTTATAACTTTGGCTCTTACGACGAGATATGGTTTTAACATCAAGTAAACGGGTTTTACCTTTCTTATCAACGACAATAAGATCAAACGGACATTGTGGATCCAATGATTTAGTAACATAATAACCTTTCTTTAAAAATTCTTGAGCGGCGATTAATTCTGAACATACTCCTTTTATTGTTTTAGTTGTCATTGTTAATTTCTATTTCTTCATTTTCATTAAAAATTTCTTTTTTATTTAAAGATAATTCCCACATTTTATATACAAGGTCATTTGGTAATCTTGATTCAATAGTAGGTCCTGTTGAATTTTTTTCATGAGTAGTCCATTCTAAATTATTAGGTCTATAATCTACCTTTAAACCATTAATATGATTAACTAAAACATGAGTTTTAGGATCTGGATTTGGATTAAACGCAAGACATACTAATTTATGCATTTGCATTTTTATATTAGAACCATCATCAAACATTAAACCTATTTGAGAATAGAATCCTTTATTTGGCATAATCCTTGGTAAAATTGCATATACAGATCTTTTTCTTTTAGTTTCTTTTATAACTTCCACCCATGGCCAAATTTGTTCTTTAAATATAGGCGCAACATTTTCAACATTATGAAAAAAATGAAATCCACCTGTAGAATGTATTTTATATTTTCCTTTTGGAAGTAATTTTAATTGAGGGTGATCTATATCTTCTAACGCTACAGTATTGGAAGGTATTGCATTACCTGTTTTTACATTAATAATTAAAGGTTCAAATAAAGTTAATTGCTGCATATAGCCCATATTATAATTGCAATAAATAGTATTATGATAAGACTTAATGAGGATATCCCGCCCATATAATTTTATTGTTAATATCGTAACCAGTTTGTAATTCTTTATTTCTTACATTTACAAATATAACATCCATACCCATAATCACAGCATCACCAATATTTATTTCATCAAAGGTTGCAATCTCAAAACCTATTTGATGTAAATAACCAATTACTTTACCAGCAGAAGGTGCACCAATATTATAATTATGTGGTTGTAATTCTAACCATAAATATTTTGCATTGTGAATAATTCCAGGAGATCCTTGGATAATATCAAGTTCAGCTCCTTGAACATCCATTTTAATTAAATCAAACTTTTGTGTAGGTAATAATGATTCTAATGTATAACATCTTTTTTTAATCGTTTTAAATGGAACATTGGTGTTTTCTTTATAGATTCCATTACCATGATTATTATTTTTATCATCACAAATATAATAATCTATTTCTTTGTTTTCTTTACCAAGCAATGCAGTCATATAAGGACCCACCTTTATTAAATCATTAATATGATCTTCATTAGCTTCAATCATTAATACTTTTGAATTTGGATATTCTTTTTTAAACTCAGTCGTCCATTTACCTTTATGAGCGCCGATATCTAATACAGAATCAAATTGTACTTTATGTAGTTTTAAAAACTCAAAAGCTTTAAATTTATAGATCATTATGAAACAATTATTACAGCGATCATGAGTAGCCAAAACAATATGGCAGCTATTACCCACGGATCTGGTTTATGATTTTTTAGATCCATTTTTTCTTTTCTTTCCAAAGCAATCCCATTTTTTGTGATATGCTTTTAATAGTTTAGCTATTGCTTTTTTATATTGAGTCATAGTCATTGTAATTGTCCCGCATCATCAAGATCATTAATAACATCTTCTGTAATATCAACTTCACCTTGATTCTTACAGTAGTCACAATCCATTGGTTGTTTTTTTCTATCATCATGGTTAAATGAATATACAAATCCATTACCATTACACTTTGGACATATTATTTTTCCACTCATGTTATTTTTACATCTGCAAATTTACGTTTACCATTTACGGTGTAATTCCAGATTATTCCTTTCTTAATTAAATCGTATCTTTTTAGTTTTTCAAATGTTTGCTTTGGATCAAATCCAGCAAACTCACATAGTTCAATAAAGTCTTGATTATAAACTTTACCAAAGCATTTAGATTCTCGCCACTCGTCTCTAGACATTGCAACGGTGCATATGCCAAAAGTGTCTTGAATCGCTTGCATAAATACTGCACGCCAAAGTTTTTGTTCTGGTGTTGCAGGTCTTGCATCAGCTTCTAAACTACTTAAGTTTACCATTTAATGTTCTCGCTTTCTCGTTAACCAATGTTTTTATAACTTGGCTACGACTTAACTTAACATCTGATTTAAGTTTAGTTTGAAGTTTAGTTACAATTGTATAAGTGTCATTATCAACAGTTATGTTTTTGTATTTACTAAAGTCAGTCATTTTTACCTTTCTTGTTAGTTTTATTTATATATAGGATATTAATATAGATAAGTCAAGTTATTGTTTTCTACCTTGTCCTCTATATTCTTTTCGCGTATTACGTTTATTAGGACGTTTTGAATGTCGTCCAGGTCTTTTCTTATTGGTTTGCTTTATAAATTTTCCGTTACCTATTGCTACTTTTCGTGCCATGTCTTTTTATATAATCTTTATCTGTCTCATTAAGTTTTAAATACTTTATATGTCCGTTGATATATTGTCTAGTATCTTCACCACAATTTGTGCATCTATAATAGTCTTGTACAATTGCTACTAGAAATGCTTCTGTCTTACATTCAGGACAAATTCCAAGAACATTATCAATAAACATAGATGAATTAAATTTTAGTTTTTGCATTACATTACTGTGTAAATAATCCTACCATTTAATTTTTGTGCATTCAAATATTGTTTTCTATTACCTGAATCGTTATAACTGCAATGAACCCATCCAGAATTAGGATCGTTAGGGTTCCAAAATTCTAATATACATTGATCGTAATCAAGATTTTTTACTATCCAATCACTTACGTCTTTATTATGTATGCCAAATAGTTCAAAATCGGCCGCCTGTCCCTTGTATGTTGACTCCCGCTGCTCGATCCTATTGCCTCGCATAAAGCTGCTGATCTGTAGCCAGAAGAAATAGATACTGGAATTTTAAAATGATTTCTTACAGGTTGTAATATATTTTTACAAAGTAAAATTAAATTAGTTACATGTTCATCACTTGGTTCATTTGGTATTCCAAGTCGTATTGCTTCTTGTGACTTTGTTAATTCATCTAATGTAAAATTTTCACTTAGTCTCATAAATTAAAAATAATATTACCATTTTTTTAAGGGACAACTTGCGTATTTTAATTTAGTTTTCCATTTTAAAGGACAACCACATTTTCTACATTTTATTTTTTCTTTATTATAATGTTCACATGGCATACAAATATTTAATCTATCTTCTTGTGTTTTTTCATCAACTAAAATTATATTTTCTAATAGCATATTAATTATTTATTTCTTAATCTTTGTATAACTTCAATAACATGTTTTTCATATTCTTTATTTGTTGAAAAGTTATCTAAAGTTTTTGCCATTAAAATAGGATCTTTATTTAATGTAATTTCCCTAACTTTTCTAAATTCTGAATACGCTCTTTTTGTATTTAGAATTTCTATGTAATATCTAACAGATTCGCATTTGTTTTTAAAGACCCTGACACGCCATTCTATATGATCTGGTTGTTTATATGGCAACATTCCTTCTTTTGACCATACCCGTATACCAAACAGATTATGCCCTTCTCGTGCAAACCGAGATGTTCCATAGTTAGATTCAACGATTGCCTGTGCTATTATTAGTTCTGAGTTTACTCTTTGTCGTTTCGGGATATTGAAATTTAGATAATTGATACAGTTATTAAGGGAGGAGATGAATTCTTTGTTGTTTGAGTACTCAAACCTCGGGACACCAAACCCAAGTTTTATGGCCCAGTTAACGGTTTCCGTCTGGACCTTCCTCTTGGCGGCTGGATTTGGAAAGAATGTACCTAATACAAATGCTAGTAGAGCTACTATCAAATATTTTATTACTATACTCTTTATTGTCATGGCATTTACAATGTTGGGATAAGCAGCATCCAACTGCTAGGTTGTTGATACAATCAGTCTTTTTTGACTTCATTAACTTGGTAAAACATATTGTCCGTATCCTCTGTTAACCAGTTTTTGTTTTCCACATTCCATTTACTAGTTTGTACTTTATAATCTGGCCAATGTGATGCAGTAGTAAAACTAGGCACATTCCAAAGAATGCGATTGTTAGGCATGATAGCGTAATTACCGTTATCAAGAGCCAGAACATGCCCACACTTATGTTCTTGAGGGATTTCAGAATGTTCTGTGTCCAATATATTACTTTCTGGATGCGCCCAGTCAATAGTAAATAAATATTCACCATGATAAAATTTCTTTGATTTACCTATGTATTTGCATCTTTGACCTTTTAAAAAATCAAAAACAGTAACACTAGGATAATAACTAAATGAATTCCATAACTGAAGATCTTCGAGATCTTGATGTTCCATTTCTCCTTGATGCAAAGCAGAGCTTCTTCTGTTTTGAACAAATGCAGAGATAGGGAGTCTCCAATATATTGCACCGTTTGTAAGTAGCGCATGAAATAAGAGTGCACGACCGCTAATACTCCCCAAACCAAATACCACACAGTCTTCAGTTTCGCCTTGATGTTTTCGTAAGTCATATAAATATTCTCTCCTTATCTTACAATAAATTGGTGGTATATTTGCATTTAAATATGCCATAATCAATCATAAATATCTCCCCATGTTTCGCCGCTTTCATAATCAACTTTGTTAGGGATTGCCAAAGTTACAGCGTTCTCCATTATTTCAACAATCTTTTTTGCATGATTGTCATCTATAACAGAAATATCTAATTCATCATGTATTTGAATGTGTGGAATAATTCCTTCATTATATAAATCTAACATTGCTTTCTTTGTCATGTCGGCTGCTGATCCTTGTATTAATTTATTTAATGCTTTGTAAGTCATTGCTCTTCTAATTCTACCACGTCCGTAAGTTCTTTCAGCTTCTTCAAATGACATTGCAGTGTGCATTCCAAATGTAGCAGGTTCCCATTTATTAAATCTACAACGACGACCAAGTAATGTTCCAATTGATCCTGATGTTTGTGCAAATTGAGATGTCTTATTCATTAATTCTTTTACAAATGGAACGTTTTTATGATATTGATTAAATAATACTTCAGCTTCTTCTTTTGTACTCAATCCAAGTTCAGCTTGTAATTTTGCTTTACCCATTCCATAAAATAATCCAAGGTTAATTGTTTTTGCTTGATCTCTAGATATACCTGCCATATCAGCAACAGTTTTGTGGAAGTCTACTTTGTTGTCTTTAAATTTTTCTACGATATCTGTAACAGAATCATCAAAACAAATTGGCTCAGTTGTTGCTGCATAATGTACAACAAGTCTTGGTTCTTGTTGTGAATAGTCAAAACATCCCCATTTATGATTAACTTCTGGCAAAAATAAACTTCTTATCATAGGTCCTAGATCCTTGTTTCTCGCTGGGATTTGTTGGAGATTAGGATTAGCATATGAAAATCTACCAGTAACTGTACCACCTTGATCGGATCTTATTGGATTAATATCAGCATGAATTCTACCTTTATGAGTAAATCTTAATATTGAATCAATAAATGTTGAATGAGCTTTATTTAATTCTCTTGCTTTTGCAATCTTTTGAACAAGTGGATGTTTATGTTCTTGTAAAAAGTTTTTAGTAAATGAAGGTTCATTTGCTTTTTCTGTTCTATCGTAATGTAATTTTAAATGATCAAACATTTTAGCAATACTTCTTGCTGCCATGATTTGCACATCTAATCCTGTTTCTTTTTTAACTTCTAATAATAAATTCTGTTCTTTTAATACAAGTTCTTTTTTTAATTTATCAGCTCTTTCTATATCTATTCTTACTCCATTAAATTTCATATCAATAAGACATGGAAATAATTGAGTTTCTAAATCAAATACATTTTGTAAATTTTGTTTTTGTATTTCACGAGATAAAACTTTAAATAATTCTAATGTTAATTGCGCATCTTTTTCTGCATAAGATCCAACATATAATGCAGGAAGTTTATACATTTCAGACTTAGGATCTATTCCCCAAGACTGAGCTGCTTCTGTTAATGCTTTCTCATCTTTAACATCACCAAGAAATTCATATGAAATACTATTTAATGTATAAGACAATCTATTTTCATCAATTAATGATGCCATCACCATTGTATCTACAATATGTCCATTGATTTTGATTCCCGCTGCTCGAAGCCAGCAAACGTCATACATTGCATTGTGAAATATTTTTACATTATCTGCAGCACAAATAGATTTAATCCAACTCATGACTTTGTCATGTTCTAAATTACCACCACCTTCATGAGCAATCGGATAATAACCTGACCATCCATCTACAGCTACTGCAATACCCACAATGTTTCCATTACCAATAATCGCACCTGAACCTTTTGATTTAAGATCTGGATCTTTAGTTTCTAAATCTATTGCAATATATTTATATCCTTTTAAATCAGGATAATTGTCTGGACAAATCCATTCTTTCTGAGCTTCAAACATTTATATTAATACCATAATTAAAAAACAATATACACATAACACTGTGAATAAACCTAAATCAAATATTGCCATTCTTTTACCTTTCATCTTTATAGTCTCTTTCTATAATCATTTGTATGTAGTGAATTGCTTTTAGCAAATCCTCTTTCTTTCCTTTATCCTGGTGTCTGCAAATATATTTTATTGCATTACCTTCTGCGAATAATATCTTATTTTCATTTATAAATCTAGAAGGCTGTATTTTATATTTTTTATAATGTTTTCCTCCGACTTGTTTCCAAAATACTGAGTTTGTCATAGTATAGGTTCTCCTGGTATATAGTTATAAAAATCATCCATATCTGATTGCATGATATAAAGATTTTCTTTTGCACGTGTTACACCCACAAAAAACAATCTGTGTTCTGGATCAGGTTTTTTTAATGCGGCTTCATATATAATCTTTTCCATTCCTGTAAATAAGACTACATTTTCGCATTCTTCACCTTTGACACCATGTATTGTGGATACTTTAATTCTTGCTGGTTTAAATAAATCATCACCATTTTCTAATAATGCTTTCATATATAATTTTGAATCTTGTCTTATTTGTAATTGTTCCCAGCTTCCCGTCACTCGCAACCCGTGATTCATCATCAGATCATCAAGATCTACATAGTCTACGACGTCCAAAGATTTACCTCCTGAAAAATTTTCTTTAATTAAACCTGCCTTAACTGTTAAATATTTATAAATTTTTTTAGCTTCTTCTGCTCCGACAGTTGCACCCTGATTTAATCTTACCCAAACTCTATATGCTTCCAATAATTTATTTGGCAGTAAGTCATTGATTTTACTATCAAATCTAAGGTTTAAAGATATTAAATATTCTTTGATTGGATCTAACATTTTATTAGTTCTAGCTATAATCATCCATTCATCTTTACTAAAATCTAAATTTTCTATTGATTCGTTATGATAAACTTTTCCTTCTGCATCTCTTGGTAACCATGCTTTAATCATTCTATTTTCTATATTGTCTAATATGCTTAAGGCCACTTTATGTACAACTCTTGGAACCCTTCTTGATTCTATTCTAGGATCCATCTCACCTTTTAAATTTATAAATATATTTTCATCAGCGCCTTGGAACGTATAGATAGTTTGATCGTCATCCCCTGCAATGTATGATCGCTCACATTTTGATTCAATGTAATTGAACATATCCCATTGCAGAGGATTCAGATCCTGCGCTTCATCAAGAAAGACAGCGTCGAGAGAGGGACACTTATCTTTCTCAATAAACTGTTTAATCATATCAGAGAATTCAATCATATTTGTTTGTTCTTTGTATGATTTTAAATCTGCTTCAATTTGTTCTGTTAAATATATTTCAACAGAATATTGTTTATCTAATTCATGAGCTGCATCAAGTATTGAAAGTTTTTTAGCTCTTGCATACTCAATAATTTTCATATGATCATTTTTATATTGAGGAAATCCAAATTCATTAGTTTCATAATCAAAACTTAAATCTTTACATATTTGTGAAAAATTTTTAAATGCATTCCATTTATCACCTATTAATAATTGTAAATTAGTATCTATATTTAATTGTCTTGTTCCTAGTGTGTGCATAGTGGATACGTATGGAAAATCTTTTTTAATATCTAATCTTGGAAATACTAATTGAATTCTTTTTTTAGATTCTACATCTGCGGCATTACTAAAAGTAATGTATGCAATTTTTTTAGTAGAAGTTTTATATTCTTCAACTTCTTTTACTAAATATTTATTTATTAAATGATATGTTTTACCGGTTCCTGGAGGACCTGGTATTATTATTCTTTTCATTTAAATGCAGGATCCTTCATCTTATTAATTCTAATAGTAGGTTTATTAGGTTTATCTATTTTTTCATTTGGTATTACCACTGCTCTCGTAGTACTTTTTTCAATTCTTATTGTTTTTTCTTCAGCTTCAAATAAAGTTTTTAATAATGTAAATGTTTTTTCTTTACTTCTTGACCAAGATTGTATTTTTTTTACATGAGCCCAAAAAGAATTCCATTTTATATAAGTATTTTTTTCACCTATGTACGGAGTTCCTTTTGCAACATCTTCTAATGATTTACCATTAGATTTATGAATATAGTTATGAACTATATCTTTTATTTGAGTTTCAAGTTTTAATGAATCTGGAGCTTCTAATAATTCTAATTTTGAAAATAGTTTGGCTAATTGTTTTCTCCATATTATTTTTCCAACAGGAAGTAAGGGTAATGATATTTGATTCATACATGCTACAGAAAGTTTTTCATAATCATGTAAAGTAACATCATCTAATTCAACCGTTTCTCCATCTATAGTTAAAAAATATATTGGAGGATCAGATAAATATTTACTTAACCCAGTTATTTCAGGACCTGGAATATCTTCTCCAACACCAAATTCTTTTTTAGAACATGTTTTAGCATTACAGAAATTAACTATTGGAGCATCTTTACATTTATATTTGTAATCATGTTTACCAACAGAAGCTATTTTTTTTAAAATTATCTCATGACTTAATGGAGGA